GGCTCGGAGATGTGTATAAGAGACAGCCCTAGGCACATGGCCTATCGTCTCGATTTGGTAGTCCGTTTTCGACCGCTAGATGTTCTCCGACCGGCTTGGATGTCGGCCGCCTTGGCTGCAGCTGCTGTTTGAGCTGCCCGCTTGGCTAGATTGCGAAGTAGTCCACCCGTTGTCTTTGCTGGTTTGGCTGTTGGGCTTGCGCTAATTTCCCCCTGGCTAAACATCTTAAAAGCTGCAGCTTGGGCTTGGTCCATCGGAAGCCCTTGGGCCATATATGCGTTTACCTGTGCTCGTATTGCGACATTCTCAGCGTTCGTTCTAGTGATTCGTGCTCGTTTAGCCATATCGTCTCCTTATCGGATATATTCATATTGTAACTTAAAAGGAGGTCGTGTGCCTGTATATAAAGCCCCAAGCCATGTCAAACAACTCGTCCAGCGTGCTATCAATGTAAACTTGGACCGTCCCTTGTCCCAGCGTGCAGCTTACAAAGAAGTGGATGGAAAGAAAGTCGAAGGGACTGGGATGAGAACAGCCCGTCGGATAGTGAACGACCAAGTGGATGAAGAACAGCTTCGGTTAATGTCTGCTTGGTTCGCTCGTCATGGGGATAGCCCCTTGGAAGCCAAAGCCCGAATGAAGTCCAATTCTAAAGCTGCCATTGCTTGGGCCCTTTGGGGTGGCTCGGCTGGACGGATATGGGTGAACGCTACCCTAAGAGAGATTGACCGAAAGAAGTAGCCTGTCCACGTTTGTCCACGTTGTCCCGCATGTTGTGGACAGGAATACCCCTTGTTCTATGCGGCTTTTCGTGATTCTGTCCACGTGTCCACAAAAAAATCCCTTTTGTAGTACTATTATTTATTTCTATAAAACCCCTCTTATAGAAAGTTAGTGGACTTTTGGACAGATTGTTCATAATCTAGTTTCGATATGGGTTAAACTTGTCCAGTACTATTGGACACAGGTGGACAACGTGGACAGATTGGTTCAACCAATTGGGTTTTGTCCTGTGGATAACCTGTGGATAACTTGTGGATAAACCTGTGGATAACTCTGTGGATAACTTCAAAGAGTATCGATTGTATCGGGCTGTTTGCTTGTGGATAACTCTGTGGATAAACCTGTGGATAACTTTTTTTCAAGCCAAAAATAAAGACGACCCACGAATGGGTCGCCTGCTTCATCTCTCGCAACACCGAAGAACTTCTCCGGCCAAATTCTATAACATAAAAGAGAACCCCATGTCAGGGGCAAAGTTGACATGAGGTTCAATATTTTATTGAGATAAACGAAATGAGTCGTACAGAACTCAAGCGTCCACTAATTCAAATGTCTTCGACTGTCAACATCCCGAATTCGTTGCAATAGTTCGAACGCTCGCTTCCATTGGTCTTGGGTGTTTCCGAAGCATAAAGACAAGACCAAAAGTTCTTTGTCTGTTGGAAGTTCGTATCCAGTCAACCAACCCAAGACAGCTCCAGCTGATAGGTGAAGCGCTTCAGCGAATTCGTCAATCGTCATTCCCTTTCGTTTCATGAGGTCCTTTATAACCACTTGGAAATACATAACCCTGTGAACCTCCATATCAGTCTATCGAATAGTGTAGCTCGTCTCAGTGTTTGGAACAGCCGCTTGACATCCCGACAATCGTTTAAGGCGTCGTGACATTCTCGCAGCTCCCACCCAAGGAACTTCCGTATCTTGTCGAAGGACAAACCACGAAGACCGCATGGTGTGAGATGTTCATGGGCTAAGGTCATGGTGTCCAGACATCGAACGGGAATGGGTGGAAGTCCAGCTTTCTCGAACCAAAAGTTCAGCCAATGGACATCGAATTGGACATTGTGTCCAACATAAAGCGTTCCAGGAACAGCTAGTGTTTCATGGATTCGTGTAATGTGATTGCGCCATGGTTCGGTTAAGTAGTTGTGTTTTCGATTGTTGTATCCGTTAATGGACATGGACTTGGGGTCGTGTAGGGTGGGCTTTTCGGGCTCCATTCGCCATACATATTCTTTTCCATCTTCACGAATGACGGCTACCTCCAACAGCTCCCCATAATAAAGGAAGCCGTTAGAATCTCGATGGTGTCCAGCGTATAGGGCGCTTGTTTCAATGTCGATAAATACTAGCATTTCCAAACCCTTGGTCGAATGAGATGTGGATGTCGTGGAAGTGAACCGGTTATTCGGTGTTTGTACAGCCCTTGGGACTGACATATGTTGTTCACCCGCTTGTTGTCGTCTCTTGTTTGTCTGCTTGGGTTGAGTCCAAGTTGGTAGAACACATCATCGTTAAGGAATCCATCGGGATACATGTCAGCGCATTTATTCACGGCTGTTTCCCAAGGGTCTTCGATAACAAAGTTCTGTTGGTATTCGAACAAATCAACCTCGAAGGATTCATCCAACCACCAAGGTTCATTATCTCGTAGGAGCTGCATGGCTTCGGCCCATATCATGTCACGGTCTCGTTCTAGTCCTTCCAAGTCGACTTCCCCAATGTTCACCGGCCAATAACGACGGTTCCCACTTCCATCGGTTAGGAAGGAGGGTTCGTTGGTTGTTGACACGAAGACCACGGACCGTTCTCGGGTTATTGGGGTGCGTCCATAGGAAGGGCGGAAGCGGTCGGACTGTGCACTAAGGAACATTTTAGCGTTATTGACATCGCTTTTATTAAGGGCGTAGTTTTCCGCCATTTCCCAAATCCAAACACCGCTTGAATGGATAAGTTCGTAGCTTTCTTTGCGTGATATGTCCAAGTGACTATCTGAAAACCACCCATTTCCAGCCAACACCCGAAGACTTGTTGACTTGTAAGCCCCTTGGGGACCGCATAAAATCAACACCGTGTCCACCTTTGACCCTGGCATAATTGCACGGGCTACACATGAAACAGCCCAACGACGTCCAATTTCTTTCAATAGTTCGGTGTCTTCAACGCCCCAATAGGTCTGAAGCAATGTTTCAAGACGACAAACACCGTCCCATTCTAGGCCCAAAAGATATTCCTGTAGAGGATGGAAGCGCTTAGACTTGGCTTGTCTCACAATCAAGTCGTATACAACATCCTTTCCAATCCGCACCCCATAAACACGATGTAACCATAATTGGGTCTCGGTTATGTCTTCGTCTTCGAACCGTCGGTCCAAGACATAAATTTGGTCGTTAAATTCGTTATATGTGAAGCGGTCTTCCATTCGACTATCGTTTTCAAGTATTATCGAACCGTTAAGGGCGTGACTTTTGACAGCCCCACGAATCAACACCCCTTCGACCGTTCGGTCTCGGCTCCGCTCCAACATGTCCATGACATCCCGTTCGGGTTGGTCTGTTGTTTCAATGTTGAGTAGTTGTCCCATTTCGTTAATATCCATTTTCATATCTCCTTAAGTAAATCATAAACCGACCCGTACCAACCACACGAATTCCGGTGGTTACATTGTGCTGTGTGCTTCTGTGAAGGGTCAATACAAAACCACACGTCCTTCTTTCGGCATTGGGGGCACTCAATATAACGAGCTATACCATCACCTGTTATCTGTGCCCCAAGTCTTTCAGCTGCTACCTTTCGACTGTCGGGTTCACATTTCAGCGCTTCCATTATCTTCCGTTCGCTAGACTTGGCTGTCTTGGCCTTTCGTTGGGTTAAGCTGACAACCTTGTTTCGTGGCTTGGGCTTTTCGATTGATTTCCAATCCAAGTCCAAAAAGACCCCTTCGTCATAGCTCGTAATAGCTTTTCGGCTTGAGGTCGCCACCTGACACATGTCTTTTGGGGGCGCTACATAGTACATTCTCGACGGGTCTTTGCACGCCCCATCGATGTCCGAACCTGTTCTGTCCTTAAATAGCCGTCGTCCCGCTTCCCAAGCCCTTCCCCATTCCTTTCCAGGGACAGCTTTCTTTAGCGGAAGCACCAATCGCCACTTGGGTGTCTCAGGTGTCGAACTTGCTGTCGTGTGTGCATAATAATAGAAGTCCCCAAATAAAGCGTGCATTTCGAAAGGTGTCCCGTCGTCGACATCGTAGACCATGCAGCTGACCTTAACGACATTTGCCTTCTTTCGGGTTGCTTGAGGTTCATAGACAGCTGGAGACCACAACATTTCCTTGTCCTTTCCTTTCCACTTGCGATTCGTCCACCCAACATTCAACACCCAATCAAGCGGGTGTTGGTGATTCAATGTCAAGGATAGCCCAACCCGTTGGAAGCGATTGTCGAACAGGGTCACGCCTAGGTCCCAAGCCCCCCAGTCGATAACAGGCTTAGAATGGGAGCGTGTCATGTCGCACCGAATAAATGAAGATTTGGGTCCGTGGTTCCTCGTCGGTCCCACAGTAATATTTCGAAGCCCTAAGCGCTACGACTTGATTGTCGTCAACCCAAACACCCGAACGATTGAGACCATCCAACACGGTCTTGACCAAATTATCAATGTCGGGTTTTGTCGCCTTTCGTACAGCTGCGCCCTTCTTCATTCGTTTGGGTCTCTTAAAATGGAATTGGATGGATATGTCGAACATGTCTTCACATTCACGATAGGGTATCATTTCAGCCGCTACACTGGCGATATGATTCACCGCTTCTTCGGTCTTCTTTGGGGTATAGACCCGACCGTTTCGTGTGAACCGTGGACGGCCCATGGCGACCGGCTCGCCCAAGACCTGAAAACAACCAATAAATGAGGGTGGCCATAATTCCTTCATTTTTCCACCTCCAAAAGTTGATACATTTTATAGATGAGCTCCAATCGAAGGAAATAGACTTGTCGATGGTCCATCTTTTCGGCTTCCCCTTCCACTTTTGCGAACAAATCCGCCAATAAACCAACATTCTGAAATGATGGTCTTTTGCTTCCCTGTTTATAGTGCCAAATCAGGCTCCTATTTATTTTGGTCCTGTTCTGGACCTCCAAATCGGACAAACCATGTTTGGTCATGGTCTCCCGAAGCCATTCATTAAAATCCATTTTGTTCTCCTTGGTTAATGGATGTAATTTCTATACTTTATTTGTTATCTGTTGACAACACAAATATAACACAGTAAGCTCTTTTCATGGACATGTTGTCCATAACCAACATAGGAAAATGAAATGTATAACTTTCTTCTTAATAACCAAGAACAAATCGTTCACTATAGCGGCTTGATTGTCGCTTGTATCGCTGTAGCAGCCCCCATGGTCATGCTATGGGCCTTCTCAACCTTAGACCTTAAAGGGGACAAGTAAATGTCACGACTACCAATAGCTAACCTTTGTAAGCCCTTTCCACCTGAAGACCTCGAATGGCGGGTGGGCAATGTCGCCAAATCTGGCAAGATGTGTACCCTGCTCGCTTATATCACTTCACGGGCTGTCATGGACCGATTGGACGCTGTTGTCGGTCCTGAAAACTGGCGTGACGAATACCACAAAACCCCATTGGGTAACGGATTCGAATGTCGACTGTCTATTCGCATGACGGATGGGACTTGGGTCACCAAGATAGACGGGGCTGAACCAACCCAAATAGAGTCCATAAAAGGGGCCTATTCCGATTCGTTCAAGCGTGCTGCGGTCAAGTGGGGGATAGGGCGCTATTTATATCGGCTACCCCTTGTTTGGGTTCCTATTCAGTCCAAGGGCCAAATCTATGTCTCGTCAAAGGGTACGACAGGTTACGCAACCCCACCAGAACTTCCACAATGGGCCCTCCCAGTGACCTATCAATCCAAGCCGCCTTTAGTCGCTCCAGCTGCACCGCTTCCCAATCCCGAACCACCAAAAGACGAAACACCCCACGATGAACTATGGACCAAAGACCAAAAATGGTTCTGTGCGGCTATGGGCAAGTTTGGCGGTTATGCTGCGGTTCGTGATTGGACTGTGGCGAAAGGTTGGTCGAAGCCGTCGACATGGGGAACGGAGCGTCGACGAAATTTTGTTATCAAGCTCGAAAAGGGCGAACTACATGTGGGGGAATGATGATAGGACACATGTTACGCTTATGGCTTGAACAATACAATCTCGATGTAACGACTTTTGCGACCCTTTCAGGCTATGACCGAAAAGTCGTTCACAATTGGCTTAGTCGACGGTCTATTCCCAATAAGCAGTCCATTCGAAACATTGTGGACACCTTGGCCCACTTTGCACACTGGACAACGAACCATCGGGAATTCGTCTTTGTCAAATTGCTAGGGTTCCGTGAGACCGAAATGTCTTGGCAAATGAGATTGAGACAAATCGACAAAAACACGATATAGGACATTGGGCAATTCGCCCGTTATCCTTTTTGGTTAATGGTACGGCTTGGGGAAGTTCCCCAAGCCTTTTCACTTTTTGGTCTATGCTTTCAGAACAAGGAACCAAGTAGACCCATTACAAACAACATGACACGCTTGTCCAGCTGTTAGGGTGGTTACTGTGGTTGCCCCAGCGTCCTTAACAACGATAGAATTTGAAGAACCATCGTTTCGAATCCAGAATGAAACACCATCGTTTTCAGCTGGAAGGACTAGGTCATAGTCTGAACCGCCCCCATCAAGGATTTGATAGGTTGAGTCGCTAAGGACAAGGGTTTTGTTAGCGCTGATTGTCTCAACATTTACGCCATTCAAAAGGGCGATATGCTTACGCACCTGAAAAGGGGCTTCGTTATTAAAGGCCATGTTATTCTCCATCGAATAGGATTAGTGGTTTGTTGTGTGGGTCTCTTTGAACTGGGTATCTAGTTTTAAGAATGTACGGACTTCTTTCAAGTCGTTCTCCATGGGGTTTAAGCGCTTATGAAGACCCGAAGCTGTGTTTCGAATAATCTCGCTCGTCTGAATGTGCTGTTCGTTCATTCTCTCGTTCATTGCGTCCAGGCGTTCGCTAATTTTCCGGCTGGCTTCGATTTGTTCGTCAATTTGTCGAATGTGCTTGTCCACCAATTGGGGAACATACTTTGAGACCATTCGACCAATCCCCAATAACATCGTGACAGCTAGGGCTAGACCTGAAAGGGGTCCCGTTAACATCATTAATAGGCTTTCGTGTTCCATTAGATAGCCCCCCATGTCTTGATACCTAGCGCCATAGCCGCCCCAAGTCGATGAATCCCATCAATGGTCAATAGAACTTTGTGGGCGTCACAGTCAATGAATAGAGGTTCGGAACATATCGCCACTGGTCTGTTCACGCCCTTAATGGTGTAATATGCGTTCTTAGTCCAATCCGAAGGGCTAGCCGGTATCTTCTTAACCACCCGAATCTCGGACAAGTTCTTCTCCATGGCTTCGGCTATGTTGTCGGCTAGGTCAGCTCCAGCTGCGCTCCGATGGTCGTAGAACATCGCCCCATAATCACCGCCCCCAGCGTTGAGATGTAGCGCAATGTAAACAACAGGACCCGAATAACGAGCTGCGTATTCGTTCACCCGTGCGTGGCGTTCTGGGTATGACCCATCCGAAATAGGGATAACATGGATACCCGCTTGTCGAAGTTCCAGTTCAAGCGCTAGAGACAAATAGCCCGTCCAAAACGCTTCGGCTTCGTGGATTGATTCTTCCCCATCCCCATCAACATCGGCTATTGCTCCGATTGAGTTTAAGCGGTTTATTTGGCCGCTGTGCTGTCTATCCAATATTACCAACATCATGTCCCCCTTGGTGTTGTATATGGGTTGTCTTCGATAAGTATATCATACAACCAAGACGACCCGTCCCACTTCTTCGAAGTGATTGTGGCTATCTGTTCGGTGAGATACAAAGACGAACTCGTAAGCCCTATAACATCCCCAATCATGAGATAGCCATATTTGGCCGCAGCTCTATAGGTCAATCGTCTTTTGACTAGACAGTTCGCCCGAAGTAGGTATCGGGCTATCCGTCCAGCTGTCCCCGTGTCATAGACATAGCTCGTCTCAATAACATTTCGTCGAACCCCATAACGCTGTTGGGATAGGGTGGCGTATCCATCGAAGTCCATGGTCTCGGGTATGTATTCCAAGTCGGCACCAATCGAATAATAGGACATGAAAGAACCGCTTGTTCCGTCTTTGGCGTATCGTAGCTCGATGACATTGTATATTTCATCCAGCCCCACGGCCGCTTCAAGTGCGCTTATTCTCTGGAAGTCGCTACCCTCTAGAATGTGGGTGGTAAATGCGATTCGTTGCCCTTGGAAATACTGAAGATAAACGACAGGTCTCAAGCCATAAGGACCCGAAACAACGGACAAGGGCATAAGCGGGAGAATGTTTTGGTTAAGCCAGTCCCAAGCCGTGACCCGTGGTTCGTTGACATATCCAGCGAACCGAAAGGTGTTGAGTAGCTGTTGGACGCTTCCCCATGCTTCCCAATCGACAGCCATTTTTGTCTTGGATAGGGCATACATGACAAGGTCCCCACCGCCTTCCAAAATGCCTTCTCCGAATGGGTTTAAGTGCCCACCTGAATAGGTTCCCGCTCCCGCTGGGTTGAACCACCTTGTGAAATAGCTTTTATTTGAATGTCCAGCGTCGTCCGCTTCATAGACTGGGGAGCCGTGGACATCCACGAAGGAATATAGAACCCCATTGGCGTCCTTGGCTTCTTGGACGGGTTGGGTCGTGATTCGATAGTCCCCATCACGAATCATAACTGTAGCTGCGTCCACCTTGTGACCGGCTATCATGATTTTGTCGTGGTTTTCCTCTCCACCTCCACCCCCATGAGCTGAATCGATGGGATAAGCGGGTGTCGAATAGAGGTTGGGAACATTCGTTCCGTCAGCTCTAACGCTGTTGGATGGATTCCCAAAGACGAAAGGATAAGCCTTTCCAGGGCCTAGGTCATTTGGGACATTTGGGAACTTCGAAATGTTGATGAGATTGTCTTGGTCCAAGATATAGCCGCTCATGTCGTAGGGCTGTTGTTCGACACTGAAGGCGGCAAAACCCAACGGTTCTTCGGGGTCTCCGATGATGGGTTGGCTTATCTCACCTTCGAATAATAGAATCCGTTGTTCCCATGTCTGAAGGGGCTGTCCATTTCGGACCATGACATAACTAAGCTCGGCCCGTGCACCGTCCAAAATACGCCCTTTTCGGAATTCTTCGACCATGTCATGAGGGAAGACCACCGCTAGGGATACGCTGTTCGACTCAACCGATATTTGGAATAAATCGGATTGTTCTGTGTAATCTAGTTGTTCAAGCTGCCCTTGGAACTGATAGTCGCCATTGTCATATTGGATTTCGATTGGGATGTTTGAGAACCGATATAGAGCTCCACCCCAATCCACGACAAGCAACCAAACAAGGTCGGCTCCTTTATAGTCGTTCTCGTCTAAGACCCTTCGAAATGTTGTCATTTGATTTCGTCCAGCTGAATGGTGGCTATTCTGAATACTTCCCCAGCCCCAAGACCTTGAAGTTCATCCCCAACAATGTTGGTTATTTGGACAGGGTCGACGAATCGACAAGTCATATGGTCGCCCCTTCGGTTTAAGACTTGGACTTGGTTGTCTCCATCGATGGAACCTGTGAACGATGGGACATAAACCGTTTGATGAACACCGCCTTCCAAATATCTATAGAACCCTTGTAGGCTGCTTGGGGCGTCCCCAACATTGGCCAATGCGTCCCCACGGTTCGAACCTCTCCAATAGTCGGGCTCGGTGTTCTCACTATACAAATCCGATATGTCGATTCCATCCGACCAACTGATTTGGATAGACCGTCCATTGTTGCCAGTGTTCCGACTGAAGACAGTTCCGTCTAGCGTCTCGGTGTCCTCAACCCCTTGGGATTCTGTGATTCGTCGACCCCTTCCATATTGTCGTCCAGGAATGAACATTGGGCCAGCTGTCACTAGACCGATTTGGAAGTAGTCTTCGACGGTCTCTTGAGACGAAATTTCAATCCCAATTGCCTTGGTATCACGCCACGAAGTCGACTGGTTGTCTGTATAAACCAAGACACAACAGCTGTCAGGAATAATTGTAGCCGTTCCACTTGTGGGTTCTGTGCCGTCCACCCCTTCCAAGGTCAAGACAGCATATTTCGACGAAGTGACGACGAATGGGCCTTCACTGTTCGAAGCTATCTTTCGATAGACCACATTGTCCGCTCCATCGTCCAGCTTAACCCTCCAGCCCTTGCATTCATTGTAAAAGAAGTAGGGATGTTGGATTGTTCCACTTGTGGCCGAACTCTGAATGGTCGCCCCTGTTCGTGTGAACGCTCCTGAATAAGCGTTATTGTCGACGGTTCCAATCGTGACCCATGCGCTTCCATTATGTCGTCGAATGGTGAAGTTTTCGAAATTGATGTTCTCAAGACAAACCCCCAACATATCGTTTTCCAGCTCAGTTACTTCTTGCGAAGGGTCGACATAAAGGGCGATTCGTGACGATGGAATAGGACCAGCTGAAGCGGGTGTTCTCCATGTCGTTCGTGTCGTTGGGCTGATTGAATAGACAATGTTTTCCAACGGATAGTCGAACCGTGGTTCAATGTCCCATGTGTCCACTTCTTGGGTGGCTCCGTCCCTTGTTGAGATGAACAAGTCCCCATCTAGTTTCACATTGTACCCAAGACCCGGATAAGGTCTTGACCACAGCTCCCTATCTGTTTGACCATAAGCCAATTGGCGTCCGGTGTGGGTGTCATAACTGACATGGGCTTCATAGACCGATATGTCACGAACTGAACCCGAACCAATAGCTCCGAAATACATGTATTGGGTGGTTTGAGTCCCGCTGGTTAAACTTGCGCTATTCCCAAGCAAAGACCACGCACGAACCAAGCCTGTTGCCGCTTCACGATACCAAGCATACACATTCGAATCGCTTAAACCGATAAGGATGTCCGTCTCTTGTGTCATGTCGACCGAACGAAGGGAACCAACACGGGCTCCCGCTACTTCGTCGTATAGGTCTAATTGGGTTGCACTTGCCCGAACGCTGACACGATATGAGACCCCAACCCCGTCACTGATTTGTAGCTGTAAAATCGGCTTGAGAATGGTCCCTGTCGTGACCTTTATGTGGATACGAGCTACGATTCCCGATTGAAGCCCACCCGATAAAGCTGTTCGACTGTAGTATCGTTGGGATATGGCTGTCGTCGTTATGTTGACATATCCATTTTGGAGGGTTTGACCTCCAAGTCCCACAGCTGTCCAACCAACCGTGCCGGGTAATTGAACCCCAAACCAGTTTATAGCCCATCTCATTCGACGGGTATCGCCTGAAAACTGTTGGTAAGGGGGAGCCGTGACCGTTGAATAGCCCCCTATCTGAAGACACCCCAATATTTCATTGTACGCACTAGCTGCGGTTCCAGCCGTATTATGAAAGACAAGCCCTTCTCCACCTTGGGAACACCCAACGAAGTTGGTCAAATAGAGATTGGCCGAAGGTAGGAAGTTATTCACCTGTCCCGCTGGTTGGGTCGTGAAAACTGAACCCCCAATCCCCATCGAAGACCAAGTCCGGCCCCCATCATCAGATTGAAATATTTGTGTCGTGTCTGCTGCTGTGCCTTGGATTTGTCTGGACATGGCGTAGTATTTGCCGTCGGTATCTAACCATACTGATAGCTCGCCCTCCCAAGCCGCCCCTGGAGCTCCGCCTTGGAAGTTTGTGTTCGTGCTTATGTCGTATTTGATAGAAGACGAAATGGGACTGGTTGCGCTCGCCATAGTAGCCAACACCAACACCCTTGGACTAGCTGGGAACTCGATATAGGTCACATTGAAGGTTCCATTCACCACCTGAAGACCATGGCTTAGGAACCCGCCCGTATTGTTTTCAGCGACAAGCTCGAAGGTCAAGCCTTGATTGGTCGAAAGATACTGAAGCAAAACCCCCATGTTTGTCGTGGTTAAGCTCGTGTTGTGTTTGATGATATGGGCCGTGAGAACAGTTTGTCCACCAATCGAACGAACTCGAATGTCCGACAAGTCGACACCAGCCGTTCCCGCTCCGAATGAGCCCTTATTGGCTATGGATAGATTGAAATCATCGAAGGGGACCGCTTCAGTCGATACCTGAGACCATGTTGTTCCCCCATCTTCCGTTCTGTGGACATTGATTTGGGCTAGCTCGTCGTCTCCATCGATGGTCCAATGAACACAAAGAATCGACCCGTCTTCAAGTTCACAAAGACCCGAAAAAAGGAAGTCTTCAGCGATAGAAGCGTCACTCGAATAAAGGCTGATTGGGCTTGAATAGGTTCCATCGGTCAAACGCTTGACGACCATAACATCGAAGACCCCACTTTCTTGTTTTTCGGTTGAGATATAGACCGAACCATCGGAAGCCTGAAGACAATCCCTTGGGATGAACTTAATGGTGTTCGAACCGACAACCCGTTCCCACCAAGTGTTAAAGTTATAGGCGTCTCGGCCATACCAATCGCCACTTGTTGACGGTCTCCATTGTAGTTGGGAGCGTCCACCCAATCCAACATGTCCAGCTCTAACCGTTCGAACCTGTACGACATCCCCTTCAGCCATAAAGCCCGAAGACTGAAGAACCATTGGCGAATTTTGGGAAGCCCTTGGGACCCCAGCTCGTGGCGTGTTCTGTTGGGCTGTTGTCTCGTCCATCCAGAACGAATCGGTCGTGAACTTTAGGGGCGAAATAAATCCCCTCATGTTGTTGGGTGTTCTATCGGTTCCCATTAGTAAGCTCCGCTTCCAATTGGTTTGAATTGTCGTGTTAAAACACTTTGTCGTCTTAAGGCGCTTCGATTGTATCTGTCAAGATGTTTGAAAGGCGAAATGACAACGACTTGAGGCCCACCCATTTCCCCTCGTTGAAGGGCTGCGACCCCTCGTTCACCACCCAATCGGTTGACGGTTGACTCATCCAAGACGGCTTCCCCTCTTTGGGCTCTGATGATTGTCTCCCCTGGACGAAGTGGGTCCATGTTTCCAATCATACCCCCCATGTCGAAGGTGGGTGGGGGTTGGGCGATAACTGCAGCAGCTTGAGCCGCTCCCGAAGCCACTAACGCACCTGTGGCGATACCCCCAGCGATTGGACCCAAGGTGGCGTTGGCCTTGGTTATGGCGACAGCTGTGTTCACGGCTATGTCGGTTAGGGCTGCCGTTTGTTTGAGGAAATGCAGCTTAAGGGCTTGTTCTTGGGTTATCTTGCCCGTGTCCACCAGAACACTTTCTATAGCGTTGGCCGCTGCTGTCGCTGAACTGGTTAGGGTTGAGACGAACGCTCGACGGGCTGCGGTTTCCTCGTTTATTCTGTCCATGTTCCGCTTGTGGGCCTTGGCTTCCATGTCGTCTCGAACGGCTATGGCCGCTAGCTCGGCTTCTTCGACGGCCCCAGTTATTTCCTTAAGTTCTTCGATTCGTGCTAGCCGTTGTTCGAATTGCATTTGCTCCAATTCTTCTTCAGTCATCAGAGCTTCGACTGATTCTTGACGGATAGCCAACAATTCTTTGAGGGCGTCTTCTTGGGCTTTAAGGGCTGAATCGTCAGCTTGTTGGAAGTCGATTTGTTCTTGGGCTTCGGCTAGTTCCTCGGCTGCGGCTGCGGCTACCCTGTCGGCTTGGGCTTGGGCGCTTGACTGTTGTAGAATGTCTTTTCGTAGCTCTTGAAGTCGTGAGACCTCCGCTTCAGCTCTATCGGCCATTGAACCAAAGTCGACGGATTGGTCTATCTGTTCAACCATCTTTCCCATTTGTTGGCTGATATAGTCCGTTGTGCCGGTGACAATTTCTTTCACCTTTTCGAAGTCTAATGACAAGGCCGCTTCGATTGCGAACCCTAAGTTCCTGAACCCGACTATCGCACCGTCGACACCTTCCAACACCCCACGAAACACGGACATGAACGATTGAACAACATCGGTCCCAATCGAACCGAAATAAACAATTGTGTCGGCTACACTGAACAGTCCATCGGTTAGACCTTGGGTCCCCGTCACGGCTTGAAGCAAGTCGGCCCCAACACCTTGAAGGACCAACATAATCTCGGCCATGGCTCGCTGAAATTCTCCCATTTGGGCGCTGTTCTGTTCCATGTTGATTCCGAACTCTCTGGACATCATCACGAATGAATTCATGTTGTCCAACGCTCCGGACTGAAGAAGGGCGGGACCGGCTGCCTTTCCAAATATGTCCATAGCTAAAGCGTTCTTTTCGGTTTGGTTCTCAACCTGTGCAAGGGTGGCCGTTATCTCGTTGAAGACATCGTCCGCACTTCTCAAGTCCCCTTCCGCATTGGTAGCACTAACACCCAAGCGTTTGAAGGCGTCCGCAGCTGGGCCGCTTCCTTCTGAAGCCTTGACGATTGCGTCTTGTAGTTTGATAAGGCCGGGCTCAAGCTGTTGAAAAGCAACCCCAGCCCCTTCAGCCGCTAGACGAAGCCCACCCAAGTTTTCAACCGTTAAACCTGTCTTGGTGGAAGCGTCGACAAGTTCGTTCGATAAGTCGGCTAGATGTTGTCCGAACGCCACGACCCCAGCCGCAGCTAACGCAACCCCAGCCCCTAGCGCAGCTGTAGCCTTTCCCGCCTTCTTGAATGATTCCCCAATGTTCTTCGAAGACCTTTGGGCGGCTCGTTCTGTCTCTTTGAAATGCTTAGACATTTCCTTAGACATCTTCTGAACTTCTTGTTCCGTTATTCCAGGGATACGACGAAGGGCCTTTTCAAGGTCTTGGGTTTGGGCTTCGTATGATATTTGTATTGTCTTGTTAACATCGGCCATTAGTCAACCCGCCTTATTTCCTGAAGTAGTTCGTCGGCTAGTGCGTTCACGACCAAGTTGGTCGCTTGAAGTGCTGGTTTATAGAGTAAAGCCCACCAGACAAGATGGTTTGGGGGAACCGTTGTTTCCTGTCCTGTTTGGTTAAGGCTTGGTTTGACCTTACCCGAAAGAATTCCCGCTGCGTAGGGTGCGTCGTTCTCAAGTGACACGGTTATTCCATCGTTGGTCAATCCAAACCGAATCTCGAACGCGTCGACACTGCGTTTTGAGTTCTTTCGACGGACTGGCCATTCTTTTTGGGCGTCGTCTTTGATTTTTGTCACCGTGGCTTCAAGTGTTTTCACGATGTCAGGATAGGCACGACGAAGGGTGTCTTCGAAAATCTCTTTATAGGGACCATCCAGTGTCACCCGTGCATTTCCTTTAATGCTTGTAAATCGCCTTGCGCTAGCCATGTTCCCGCCTTTCCTTCAATATAGCCAATTGATTGTTAATTCGCTCTTGGGTTATGCGTTCTTTTCGTCGTTCTTTCTGCTTCGAAGTTTCGTGGGCTAGCGTGTATTCTGCGATTAAAAGCTCTTGTTTGTCGTTGTCTAGGGTTGCGAACCAGAACGGTTCTTGACCCCAGCGAAGGGATATGGTTAACCCTAGGTGTTCAAGTTGTCCCCTTCGGGTTGAGACAAAAAATCGGCCTTCTCATCGACCCCCTTTTGTGTCGGGAGCTTTTCCATTGAAAGGGCTAGAACCAAAGAGCCATAACTGTAGATGTCAGGGATAGGAACCCCAGCCCCTAACAGCCATTCGATACAGTCCCGACCATATTCCAAGATGGAAATGCCGGTCTTGTGTCGTGGCTTCTTTGGGTGGTCGACTGCGTGAGCAATTGCAGCTGCGCAAATAAACCCAAGTTTGGTTCTGTCGGGTTGTTCGCTCCAGCTGGTGACTAGTTCGAAAATAATAGCAAGTGACGAAGGGACCTTGGGGGAATGTTCCCCCAAAGACCCCAGATTGAAAGTATTCATGGGTGGGTCTCCATTGAATCGTTATTAGGTTGGGCCTGTAAAGGTCACGCCACCATAACAGGTGAAGTTCAAGGTGAATGCGTTGGGGTCGCCTTCAGCGAAGCTAAGAACACAAACACACTTTGAAAAGGTGGCTACATGGTCGGCATCGTCTCCGAAGTCTGTACCTTCGACGGTATAAACCATATCGACAGAATGGTGCTCGACATAAACCGCACCACCTGAACCAGTAGATACATTGGAAGCGTAGTTTCCTGTTCGATTGATAAAGTCCTGAATAGAACCAGCGTTGGCAGTATCGGTGAATTCTCTCATGTAGAAGTTGAAAGAACCGGTGATAGGCTGCTCGTCACCTTGTCGAACTGTGGTGATAACGCCACGGTCACGAACGACGACTTCGTCTCGGACTGGCTTGTCGAAGGTGAAGTTCCCTTCTTCATAAGCTACTTCAAGGGTTATAGCGGTTGGGGTTGTGCTGTCATTGAAGACGATTTGGCCGTCTTTTTTGGCCTTTGGAACGGTTGAATAAGCCATTTTATTCTCTCCTAGGTTGGAATAGTGTGGTAAGCAGTGAACTCGATGTCGAATAACATGTATTCGGTCGAATCGGTTATGTCACGGATTGTCCGTGCATATCTTATCTCGACTTCTGGACGAACGGAAGCATAGCTCGCTATTATTGCGTTTATGACATCCTGTTCGGTGTCCATGGCTGCGTCGTAGTCGGTCGGGTATGCGTCTTTGGGTCTCAGTCGATAAGAGAACTTGACCCGAACGATTGATTCCATCATAACCCCAATAGACCTTCGTTGTCTTTCGGGCATTGCGTTAGAGGTCGACATTTGAACAGCGAACCTTTTATGGGCTACACTGTTCTCGTTTCGTCCGAAGTAGTCAGGTGGTATTCGTGATTCGGTGAAGCCTGAGACCGTTAGAACTTGGGTGGCTACAGCTGCTCGAAGTTGTGAGACCGATAACGCCATTAGAACCTCGTGGACCTATAACGGAAGCGACCAAAACGTCCGGGATTGGAAAGATAAACGACGGGTTGTTTGGCCGTTCTCAAGTCGGGCTCGTCAGCTTTTCCATCGTGGTCGTAATCATAGATAAAATTGATACGCTTCCATTCGTCTTGGTACAGCTTGTAATGCTCTTGGGATAGGTCAAGATAACGCCCATTCGACTGTCCAAGTGAACTATGGAAGTCCCTCCAAATCAAATAGAGGGTGAGATGTCGATGGGCTTCGAACATGCTTTCAGGACTGATAACAAGGTATTCCAGCCCCCCACCTTCGGTTCGAAGCCGTCGAATGATGGTGAACCATGCGTCGTCAATGTAAGGTTGATAGCTTGACAAGGTCGAAGGGCGAAGACTTGCAAGGTCCGAATAAACGCTGGTCAAGTCCCCATCATAGACAACAGGATAAAGACGACGACGAACAACAGAACAGGTTCGTCGAAACACATAAACCAGTTCATTTATGTATAGGGACCATTCTTGGATATACCCTTCACCCAATGTCAGGGTGTCGGGAAGGCTAGCAGCTGAATGGGTATAACTTGCGACATTGTCAACAATCGTAACAGCTGCAGCGTCGACAAGTTTGGTCCCATCCGGTTTAATAAGCGTATAGCTGCCCGAATCCAACCCCACGACAGCCCCATTCCGATGAATGGTTATGTCGGTTGTATTGGTCGCTTCTCTTTGTAAAAGCTCGACCGTTCTCGAATCTGAACTATATGGGGTTGAATCTGTCGACATTATCGTCTCCTGTTGACGGCTTCGATTATTCGCTTCTTGACCTGTTCGTGCGTGACCTGTGTGTTACCCGCTTTTCGTTGGGCTTCCAACATTTTCGCAGCTGCTCGGTCCATGGCTTCCCTATCACTTTTGAAGTTCGACATAATAGTCTCGCCCCTTCTCTTGGATAAGTTTGGTGGCTTCGGACATCCCTTTCACTTCCGCTTCAATGCTTTTCATTTTGGCGGCTAGCTCTGGAATGTGTTGTTGTCTGATATATCGGTCGATGTGTCGGGCTCGTTGGATTCGAATCCGCTCCAAGATGGTTGGATGGGGTTGTCGAATAACACCGTCAAGTATCAGTTGAATTCTAAATTCCGCCCACGCTTCTTTGTCCAAGGTCTTGATAAGCTCGCCAGCTATGTTCTCAAGCTTAAAGAACTTGGTCGTGTAATATTTGCCGTTCTGGGCTGGATAGACCCTAAGGAAGTCGGCTTGGTGTGGAAGGATGGTTGTATACCCTTCTTTGTTTAAATTGGCTTGTCGAAGGGTGCTGTCAATGTTTCGACCGTCGGTTCGTATACCGTTCACCCCTGGACGTTCGTATTCGAGCTGTATGTTTGGTAACCAAGCGCCTATTGTCTTGTCGGCTGCTTTTCCCTTTCCTTTGATTGTCAGGTATTCGAAGCGCCACCCCTTTCCATGATGTTTCAGGAAAATGGGGAAGTTGGCCCGAACTGGAAGTCGGGGTGTTTGGCCGCTTGGCTGGGCCCATGGTTGGGCGATTGAGGAATAATCCATGTCGTGGGTCTCCAATGGAAGGTTAGAATGGGGTAGAACAAGGGACGAAAGACCGAGACCCACTTTCTTAGTCTATATCCCAAGCCCCACCCCATAAACAAAGTGGGTCTCGTTTGAAGGTTTAGCTTACTGAGATAAGCTGACAGCCTCGCGCGTCTTCAAGGACAGCAAGACCAAGGTAAGCGTGTCCGGTGACAACGGTTGAAGCGGTGTTGGCGTTGCGTGACATTTCGACAATGATGTCGCCCATTTGCATGAAGTCAGCTGCCCCTGGAATGTCACTTGGAACACCTGTGGCATAACCCATTGCACCTACACCGAAGATTGCGCCATTCAAGTCGCTTGAACCATCGGTGTTAACATAGCTTGAGCTGTACAGGTCAACATTGAGGAAGCGACCAACATAACCGGGGCCTTTTGCGCTGATAGCTTCCAAGGTAGCTGGGCTATAAGCGAAAATGCTGTTTGACTCATTGCGAAGGTCGTCTTGGAGCTCTGTCAACTGCTTGGGGTGAAGGATAGCTGCGAATGGTCCAGGAACACCACGGTTAGAATCTGCCTTCTCAAGTGTGAAGATACCGTCCAACATAGCGTCAACAGTGAAGACAGCACCTGAAACACCAGCTGAAGCGCTGAAGTCGTCGATGGTGTCAGCTGTAAGGCTAGCGAAGTAACCCTCGTAAGAACCAGCCATTGATTGGGCGATACGGAAGACATCGATACCATTTGGTGTTTGGAACTCAGTCAAGCCGGCCAAGTCGGTGAGTTCGTACTGGAGAGCTGCACGAATAACGCTAACATCGACATGTCCATCGGTTAAAGCGGTGTTGCTGACTGCGGTGTCTTCTGTCGCCATGGCTGAGAAGATGTCACGGCCATCTAGTCCAGCTTTTCGGACTCGAATGGTGTCTGAACCCATTCCGTTGATTGAACCAACGAATGAGACATAAGGGGTGTTACGAAGGTTATTGACATCACGAAGAAGAAGTCGAATTTCCTGTGAAATCATTTGGGCAAGTCGAAGGTCGCCCACTAAAGAGGTATTGGTAATACCGTTAGAAATGGCCATGATAGGCTCCTATTAATGAATGGTGGTTTGAGGTTTCAAGGGCTGTTCTGCTGTTTCCGGTGCGACCGTACCCCATTCGATGTTAGGGGGCGGCTAGGAACCACCCCTTGACATCTTTATATCACATATTAAGCGATTTCTGAAATAAATTGTGGCTGGAAGATAACCGAATGAATTCCAGTTGTTCCAAGGTTAGACGAACCGTCAAAGACAAAGCCCACTCGAACAACCTTGTCGCCAGAACTGGACGGAGCGGTCAAGGTTGCACGGCCATTGGTAACCGACAAATAAACCGCCTTGCCTGTGTCTCCACTTGTGAGGTCCGAACCGAAATTCATGGGAACGATTTCCCCTGGATTGATACAAGCCTTTCCAGTTGCTGGGCTTGCACCTCCAGCTGATAGGGCGACCCCAATAACTTGGTGTTGGACTTGAGACACGCCCGAAATGGCACCATTTGCGCTGGCTGGACTGGCTTGGTTGAACGGGTTCCAACAAATCAGGTCATATAACGCAACGGAAGAACCACCCGCAAAGGTCAACGGTCTTGAGATAAGGGACCCGTCTTCGATGTATAGTTCATTTCCAGCTTTTAATTTGACTAGGTCTCCATCAAAGACAACCTTGTCCGCTGTATTGATTTGGACCTTTATGGCTTGGCTTGAGTCCACCCCAATTGTGATATCACCTGTTCCAGTTGTTAGGCTTGCGTTACCTGTGCCGGCTGAAATGTCGGTTAATGTAACAGCCCCACCGAACGACTGGTCGGCTGACATGTTCGAAGCAGTCGAACCATATTTATATTTGAATCCATTACTAGCTTGGTCCGTCTTAAACTGCATCACTTTTACTTTGACGACGGAAGCCCCTGTGTCGTTCTCATTGGTGAACGATACATTCTGACAAATATCAACAAGGGAAGCCGATACGCTGAGCTTAAAAGCAATTTGGGTAGCACTGAGGGCAGCTACTTCATAAAGACCATTGTTTGAACCTGTGCCGGCTCCGCTGATTTGTACAATGTCCCCAATTGCGAAAGCTGCGCTTGGGTTGGCTGTTACTCGGACCGTGTCGCTATTTTCGAAAAGGCTTGAAGTGAAGACCGTCCCACTTGGTTCCACCGTGAAAATGAATCCACTGTCAGCAGCTGCGGCCGTGTTGGTGTAGGTGCTGTTCAAATGGATATAGTCGTCTGCTGTGGTTATTTGTGCGTTGACTGTGGTTGTCGTACCGTTGACGGTTAGGTCCCCAGTAATAATAGCATTATTAGCGACTGTGAGGTCCCCTTGGATGTTTGCTGTATCGCTTGAAGCCGGTACAATTGGAAGGTTATTAGTAGCGTCGAATCCGACAATATTGTAAATCGCCATGGTGGTCTCCTAAAGTTTAAGAATGGTTTGAGGGTTGACATAACAGGTCCCATTCGTGTCTCGAAGGAACCCCAATTGGATGATTGTTTTTCCAGCTGCTGAAGGTGGGGTGATTGTCGCTTTTCCACTTGTGGCGCTGACATAAACCCGTTTGCCAATGTCGCTAGATGTCAAGGTCTCAACAAAATTCACTTGTTGGGTCCCTTGGTATAAGACATCTATACTAGTCCCGATTGTACCAGTCGCCATGGCGACCCCAACAGCCTGAACGCCTGAATCGTTGGCCTTTTCAAGTAGGCCATGAGCTCCCGCCACTTTCGAACGTAGGACATCCCCTTCACTAACATTTTCATTTAATGAGGTGTTGACAATAAGCTGCGAAGAATTGCCACTGGTCACAGTGTAAAATCGATAATTTGCCATGTTAAACCGAAAGGAGCTTTCGCCATTTAAGATTAAAATCCCAACCCATGACCGTATTGTCACTAGAAAGGGCGACTTGGAAGGCGACACCTAATTTTATTGTTTCGCTTGTGGTTGTGGTCTTCGTATTCAGATTGTCGCTGACTTGACTAATTGTTCCCAACATGGCGAAGTCATCATAACCGACATCGTCACGGTAAATCGCCCCATTCCAATCGACTTGGCTAATTCCGAATTCCGTCTGTGTTAAGTAGCTCTTTCCGAATGTCGCTGTCATTTGGAGGTTTTGAAAACGATAACCGAATGCATAGCTCGCGCCTTGTGGCGCTGTGGTCGTGCCTTGCGTGCGCATGATTCTCGTTTGGTTATAGTATCCATCATTATTAGTAGCACTGAGATTAGGCCTACACTGCAGACCATGCCCATAATAGACCATATCGCCTGAAACGAAAGGTGGACCATCGAAGCCACACCATAACATTACTGTTTGAGGTCTAGCGACATCGGTGTAATATACGGACGAATTATCCACCCCAGCCGGTTCGAACATAAGTTGAACGACCCCACTCGAACCTTCACCAGCTGTCAGGGTGTCAAGGCTGATTCCCGTGTCGAATGTTAGAATCCCACATTCGGACATTCTCGTCGTGTTCGACACGCCACCAACATCGGCTCCAATGTTGATTCGATGGGCGTAACCCTCAACCGCTGAAGCGGCTAGGTTAAAGGTCGTGTAGGATTGAGCGTTGGTCGTTAGGTCGCCACTTGCTATTTCAGTCCATGCACCAGCTGAAGGGGCGGCCCCTCCACCGGTTGGAAATTTGAATTGTGCCATTAGATTCTCTCTAAGACGATATTAATATCAGCTGTTCCTGTTTGAGCGGCTACGGCTATAGAACTGACCTTGTCGCCACCTGAATGACCCAAGTCCAATTCCAAAAGATTTCCCGCTGGGATTGCTAGCTTGTCGGCTGGCATAGCTGCACCATCGGACACGCCCGAAGTAGCTATATCAATCGCCACACTAGAACCAGCTGAGACCCGTATCTTTCCAGGGGGAAGGATAACTTCTTGTTGGGTCGTTCCAACGGTTGAGATTAGTTTGATTACTGGAAATGCGCTTGAAGCGCTGAGGTCAACAGCTGCCATGATGGTCTCCTATTGTCGGTTATAAAATGCTTTTTTGATTGCTTCTCTGTTTTCACGGTAGAAGTCCAAGTCCCGAAGACCTCGTTCGACAAGGTTTTCAGTCGTTGGGGGTGCGGTTATAGCCCCATTATTCATTCGTGGGGGTTGGGGAAGGGCTTGTGGGGCTTCGGCTGCTTGTGGGGCGGCTTCGGCTACTTGTGGGGCTTCTTGAGGGGCTAGTGCCTGAAGATGGGGTCGAAGGGCGATTGGTGCGGTCGATGGGTCTTGAACCAACCCGTCCAACCAATCCCCAAGACTCTGTTGGTCCTTCTTGTTGCGCTTCGACATGGTCTTCTCATATTGCCATTCGATAAGCTCCATTTGGTCTGGGTCCGTCATTCCGAATTTGGAAACAGTTTGGTAACGGTCGAACCGCCCGTTCGCTTGTTCGAGCTGTTGCTTGTATTGGTCGATTTGGGACTGGAGGTTGTCAAGCGCACCAAGTCGTCCATTCATTCCGTCGATGGTGTCTTGGAGCTGGGCGGCTTGCTGCTCGGCTTCGGCTGCTCTTGCTGACATCTTTTGTAAACGGGTTTGAATAGCATTTTCCATATCGGTCTTAAGGACATATGTTTGTCCCTCGTGTTCTATTGTTTTCATGGGTGGGTCTCCATATTAAAGGAACTCGGCCCGCTCCCGTCGAATCTTTTGGAGAAGTTCGACAGCTGCGGTTTGGTCCAAGTCAGGGTTTAAGGTTTGAATAGCGTCAATGGGTGAAATGAGTCCGGCTTGTAGTTTGGCCAAGATGTCTTCTCGTTGGGCTTTGAGCTCCTCCGGTCCAAGTGCCAACGACTGATAGCTGACACGATACCCACTTTCTGGAAGGTTCGTGCCTAAGTATCGGTTACAAAGAGCTGCACTTTTGGCCAACAGGTCTTCGTCACCCATTCGAAAGACGGGGGCATATTTGCGTTGGGCTTCTCGTTGTCCGGCTCGGTCAATCGAAAGGGCGTATCCACTTCGCGGGTCTGCGTTCTGTCGTGTCAAACTTTCGGGAGCGATTCCACTAGACACGGCCACCCGAAGCTCGTATTTCGCAACACTTTCCAACAGCTCGTCCGGCTTTATTGGTGGGCTGAAGGTTCCGACAAGCGGTTGTCCTGTCGTGTCGGGGTCACTCTGAAGAATGAGAATAGACGATGGGTCCGTCGAAACAGCTGCACGACGACTAACAAGGTCTTGGTCCATGGCGTTGAGTCCAGCGACCGAAGCCCCAAGCATGTACTTTTGAGCCCAAGCATTATCACGAACGCAATGTAAGAACATGGTATAAAGGACCGCACTATTCAAAGAACCATACACAAGGGTGTTCCCGTCTAGGAAGTTCCATAGGTCGCCTGTCTTCTCGGCATGATAGACCGTTAAGGGAAGGAATGGTTGGCCCAATGAATTTCGAAATGGGAAGTCTGCGCCCCTATGGGTTGGATGTCCCATATATAGCTCGCTGACATCCTCCCCCAATGAGCCGTCTTTGTTCGCCTTGAACATCCCGAACATGGGCTCGTTCATGTTTCGAATGTCGATGACATCACAAACCCATTCTTGTTCCATGGTGATTGGATTCAATCGAATTCTATATTCTCTGTAATAAACTGGGATGTCTGGTTGGTCGGGGTCGACTTCGCAATAGACATTATCAGGGGTCACGCACCGATAGACCAGTCCAGGGGTGTCAGGTTGAACCCCTCTAGTGTGGGGAATAACCTCCACCCGAACAACAGTTTCACGAAGACCAAGGACCATTTGTTGGACACGCTGCATTAACGGCCATAGACCCGCCCGTGTGGCATATCCCTCACGACCAACCAAAGACGAAATGTCATTTCCTCCAGCTGTGACCGTTGGGCTATCCGTATAGAGAACAGACAATTGGCGGGTAACCTGTTCGAACGGGTTAGAGCTCAGGTCCGAAGGGCCCCAAGATTCTCGCCTGTCTGGGCTTAGGTGGCGTGCCAATTCGTCTTCCAAGTCTTGGTCCCAAGCTCCTGTCAACATGCGTTTTCGAAGACTTGTGAATTCCCAACGCTTTTGGTCTAGGTTGTTTGGTGCGACTGGTTTGGTTGGATAGGTATAAGTAAGCATTAATACATCCTGATTCTAGCGGGTGGCGTAAATCGTTGGTGGACGACAGGTAGGATACAATAGCGAAGGGCATCGACTGAGTGCCCATGGGGGTCCGTCGACTTTTGCGAAGAAGTTCGCTTGAATGTATAGCGTTGTAAGGACTGAATCAATTGGGAACATTCAGGTCTCACATAAAAGTGATTTTTGGCCATGATGCTATATAGCACACTAGAACCGTAATACACCGAACTTTTGAATTTAAGCGCTGTACGAATGGTAAAAGGAAGACCCCTTGGTGGAAGGTTCAACACCCGTTCGAATGCTCTCATCAACATCCCGTTGGACATTTTGAATCCAGTTTGACCACGACCCGCATAATGTGCCCCATCCCCAGTCCATGAACACATTGAAGGGTCGACATGGTGGCGCTTCAACATTTCCAATATTCCCCGGACATGGTGTTCGGCACTCGAAGCCCCTCCAGTGTATTCCCCAAGGACATAGACCTTCGGTTCTTGATAGTCGGTCATGTCCACAGCTGCAAGGACTGCGACTTGGCTGTTCGGCTGGCTTCCGTGGTCGATACCGACTGCGAATTTGTAGTCCCCACCATTTGGAACGGGAGCTCCGCTTATCATTGAAGGGTCGAAGTTGTCGAAGATAAGCTGTTTCGGGTCGATTCCAACATCCCACGACCCGTTCAATCTGGCTTCCCTGTCGATTGGAAGGTAGGTGGACGCTATATTGTCGATTTGGGCCTGACTTAATAGGGGATCACAATCCAAGGGGGTCGTGTCTTCGACGGTTAGGGGGGCTCGGTGACATGAAATTCTATTGTCTTCAACCATTCGTCGAAGATAGCTGACATCTTCCCCCACGGGTGTCATGGTTATGGCGATTGTGCCGGTCTTACCTCCAGCTCCACCCCTAAGAACACGGGCGGCAAGTTCACCCCAAACAGCTTCGGGGATTGGCTCGTCTATTGCCACGAACCCAATCGAAGCCGAAGCTAGACCAAGTCCCTGTTGGGCTGTCTTGATTCGAATAATCGAACCGTTCTTAAATCGAACGATTGGAACTTGACCCCGAAAACCCTTTCCAGGAATGAACACACAATCGTCCATCAACATCCCCTCGGGTATCATTTCGAACAGCTTTTCCTGAATGGTTCGGCTCTGGTCGTGGCTATGGGTGATAAGCCACGATTCGTTAGGGGCTGGGTCCGTCTTTAAGTATGGATGACAGTCAAGCGCACGATATAAAAGCTCCATGACTGAACACCTTGTCTTCCCCACTTGGTTCCCACCCAATAGAAGTTTGATTGGGCTTGGGTCTTTGAGGAACGCCAATTGGGGGGGTGTTGGTCTGAAGTAGGACAACGGATTGATAGCCGCCCTACGCTTCAGCTGGAGAACTTGACGGGTTAGGTCAATCATTTTTTATCGTCCTTTCCATTTCGACTATCGAACACCCCAGCCATAGCCGACCCTAACATCCCAGTGAGAACCAACAGGATTCGTTCAAACATAGCCAACGATTCAAGTTCATATTGGCCACTGTTCCACCCAATAACCACCAAGACAGCCAAAAGAACAATTAGACCGACAGTCCCACCAAAGATTTGTCGAAGGAGCGTGACTTGGGCGCTTAGCTTTTGCTGTCGGTGAAGGTTGTCTTCGGCTATCGCCTTGGCTTGCTCGGCTTCTTCTCTCAGTTGTTCGGCTTGCTCTTTTGCAGCTGCCATTTCTAACATGGCCGTTTCTAGTTTCGCCTTTTCGTCTTGTTCTTTCCTTCGGTCCTGAAAGATAGCCACGAAATAACGCTCGGTTGAGTTCTTGACATCGGCCACATTTGCCAACACGGGAATTTTTTCGCCTGACTGGGTCATGGCTTCCAGTTCTCGCCATTGTCCCATTATCGAACTCTTATGAATTATCCCTTCCCTTTTCGCCATGTGTTTTCCGATATGGCTGTCGTGATGTTCTGCATATTTGGAAGGCATAAGCGCCTTAACATCCAAACCAACCATGGCTTGGGACGATGGATAGCCGAAAATCGTAGCTGCTGGATTGTTGGCAAGTACAACCCTTAAGCTAGACTGTCCATCATGTTCACAAATCACCATAGCCACCATTAAACGGTCGCTTAAGGTCTCCAGTACTTCGATAACCTTCATTTGTCTATTTCGGTGACTTGCATAATTGAGAATACGATTTGTTCAAGTTCTTCTTGTGTGAAAAACTTCTTCTCTGCTAAATCGAACAATAACATACAAAGAGCTTCGGCTTGGGTTTGGACATCTATCTTCATTAAGTCAGCATACATTCGAAAATGTGCGTACAATAAACCGACTTGTTCGGGTTGGTCTTCCATCATAGTCTCCTATCGAATAGCTCGACGCATTCTTTGTAAGCGTCCCCAAGTTTGGAACACTCTTTCAATATGACAAGTTTGTTCTGGATGTTGGATATTTGTTCACATTCTCCCCCACTTGTCTTCGAATCGATTCCCCTGGTTGTCATTCGACAGAACATTTCTCGACATAACAAGTCCCCATTCGTGGCGATATAGTCCAAACTGCATGGGACCTTCAACAAGTCGGGCTCCGTTAGGTTCTCGCTGGGCTTGTGAAGGGCTATGGTTGACTTGACGATGTCTTCGACATTGATGGTTTCAGGTTCGGGCTTGTTTCGTTCGACGACAACCCAAGCGGAAGTTGTGAGAGCTACCCCACCCAATAAGCCTAACACTATCAACATTTTATTTTCCTTTGAATGAGACGACATTGGAAGTATCCATGGATAAACGGTTTTGTAGTCGTTGACGAAGGACTGGGGGCATTGACAGAACAGCCGCTTCGATTTGTCCGATAAGCTGCTCGTCGGTCATGCGCTCCAACCCGTCTTCGGTGTCTTCGCCTTCTATGCTCCGAAGTTCTGACACCATCGAAACAAGCTGTCGTTGAAGTGCTGCGTAAGCTTGCCACGACTGAGCGGCTGCAGCTGAAGCGATAGCCTTCTGTAGGTCTTCGATTTGGTTCTTCAATAGTTCGACTGGGTCGCTTGTCTTCTTGGCTGGTTCTTCTTCTGGAATGTCCATTGGTGCGTTGAGTCTATAAAGATAGCGTCGTTCTAACAACCAAGCTGCAGCTCTCCAATCCTTTCGGCTTCCTTCTTCAATCCGCTTAAGCATGAACTGCGAACGGTCATGGTTGGCCGCTTGGACCAGTCGGTAGAACTCGGCCCACATTGGCGTCTCTTGGTCTCTGCCCTTCCTCAAATATTTGTAGAATGTCGAAGGGGCTACGCCAGCCGCTTCAGCTGCAAGCTTATATGTGGCTCCAACCTTAAGCGCTTCAATCGCTGGTTGTAGTTGTTTAAGGGTTACTTTCTTTCTTGGCATGTCGTGGGTCTCCTATGCTAAGTGAAGGGGCTAGAATGGGAAGGGAGGGCCAAAAATGGGCCAAAAATGACTGTCACCAAAAGTCTACCAAAACATTGG